CATTCTCTTTAACTCTAGAATTACGTTCTCTAATTTCAGATTCTTTACCTTCTATCTCAAGTTCCTTCATACGTTCTGTATAAGGATCTGGTTGAGGTTCATAGTCTTCAATCATCTTAGCTAGATCAGGCATTCTATGTAATTTAGATATCTGACCCATAACAAGCTTCTGCATACCTGTATCCATTTTAGGACCAATAGTTTGCAATAAGAACGACAGCTGTTGACCTTTAGCAGCGTTATCTTCAGCAGTTGATACTTCAATCTCAATATCAATCTGACCTGCTAAGTCATCACGACGAATCTCTACGAACTCATCATTAGTTATGCGTACAACTTCAACATCCTTTAGGAACTTACCGTTGTAAGCCATCCACTTACGCATAGTGGGCTTTACAATGTTCTCAGATATATTACGTACAATGTCCAGTCTACGTACTGATACAGCGTCTAAGACACCTCCAGCAGCTCTAGCTGTTGAACCTAGCTGTTGTCCTTCAATACCACCAGAGAAACCTTTTATACCAGTAATGGAATCAGTCTCATTAGCGTTCATCTCAAGAACCTGGAATACACTTGGAGGAATTTGGTTATAGGAACCTTCAAAGAAGTCAGCATTAGATGAGTTGAACTCGAAGTTCTTACCACTCAGGAATCTCTTACGGTTCAATGTATCTAGTGAACCCTTCTTGATACCCTTCTGACCATTATTAGAATTAGCCATGTTATCGATTATTCCACGTTTGATAGCAGTAGCTATCTTCTGGTTATCACCAATAATCTCTGCATTAGCTTCACCAGTCATTTGGAATGGTGTGCAGTTGTTAGCTGCTATAACAAAAGGTATTTTCTTGTCAGGATAAGGATTAGATTCAAGTCTAATCATTGTGTCTTTTATCCACGAACATACGATAGGTTTAGCTACACCAGTGTTATCAACATCATAGTTACCCCAATATTCATACATAAGGAGTTTCTTTCTAGCTTGATCATGGAACTCAAAGTTATCACCTTCTTTCTCATTCTCAGGAGTATAGTCACCACTCTCTTTAGCCATGTCTTTAGCTATTTTAGCTAGTGTTGCATCCTTGTACTTCTTACTCGCTCTAAGAGTACTGAGATCAGTTTCAAACCTATGAATGATAAACTGACACTTCTCCATATCACCCATACAGGTTGGATCAATGTAGATATCTTCTATACGACAAGTTTCTATGTAAGGTTTATTCTGTAAAACCTTTATAGTTTTAACTTCTTTAGTACCAGTCTGAACAGGTTGACGACTATAAGGATCTAAAGAATAAGTAGGAAACTCTTGCATAACTTCTTCGTCTTCGTATACCCAGGATGTCTTAGCAACCATCGTACCTTGAGTAGTAAGCAGCTTTACAGCATCAGTCATAAATTTGTATCTGTTGAAGATACGACAGAACTGGTAGTTCAACACTAGTTCATTCTGCTCTGCAGCAGGTCTATCTTCAGCGGTAACAGGTACACACTTTATGATGTCTGGAGTAGATAGGAACGGATCTTTCAGTGAGGAATGCTGCCACTCATCCTGACGTTTAATGTCTCTTGAAACTAGTGAAGACTTACCCTTCTGTTCATTACCGTAAGGTTCACCGTTATATTGTTTTACCCAATTTTCTACTTTGGTGACTGTTTGTTGACGTAGATTGTCAGCACTAGACATATCCTTTTTCAGGTGATCTAGGATTTTCTTTTTATCTATCATTATAGATTATCCATTACTTTAAACTTGCCTATAGTAGATTTTCCTGACCATTCTGGAAGGGTTAATTGTACCTGTATACGGTATTCACCTCTAATAGGTAAATCACCAGAAACAGTAATATAGTCTATTTTTCCGTCCGTACCATCTGTAGTAAATTCAGCATCTGCTGTTATTTTAGTTCCATCAGGACTAACTATAATGACTTTTTTTAGTGTAGCAGTAGAAATATCCACAATAGAACCTTCTTCTTTAATTGTTACTCGAAGAATAGTCCCTATATCATCTACATGTATTCTTTCTCTATTTGCTATAGCCATTTTAGTTCCTTGTAAATATCGATATTACTTTAATTTATGTTTTACAGCAATCTACTTCAATTTCGTATTCTGTAACTATTGATAAATCACTGTCAGCTAGTGTATTAATATACAGATCACTAGACTCCAAAGTGTTAATAAATAATTCTGTTTCTTGCAACGAGTTAATATTTAAATTAATTTCAGCTAGTGTATTTATGTAGAGGTCTAATTCGTAAATTATGTTTACAGGGTTAGGATTTACTGCACCTAAAACATTAGATACGTTAGAAGTAACTATACCGTTAAAGATAATTTGTCTTTGCAACTGTCCGATAACAGCAGAATTTTCAGCTACGATAGTACCGCTTAATCTTTTAGTTCCTATTCTTGACAGAGTTCCGTTTACTTCTGAATTAGTAGAAGTAACTACTCCCTCTAAATCTACAGTGCCTGTTACTAGTATTGTTCCTGAAACACTGGACTCTTGTGCAGGAGTTACTCCATTTATACCAGCACCAGTACCTAGTATTCCGGTAACACTGGATTGATCAGATAAAATTACACCGTTTAATACTACTAGTCTGCTTATAACTCCAAAAATATTTGAGTCTTCAGCTATTAGTGTAGTTTCAGCTGTTATGACTGAATTTTGTGCCTGTACAGTACCGTTTATTACTGTGTTTGTAGAACCTTCAGTAACAGTTATTAAACCTAATATATTAGAATTTTCAGTTTGAAGTACAGTTTCTGCTGTTATTACAGATTCCTGTGCTTTAACAATACCATTTAAAGTTACATCAGAATTACTATCAGTAACGCTAATAACACCTGTTATTGATGATTCACTAGAATTAACTACATTATCACCCCAAACATTGGCGATCTGTGCTTGTACTGCACCAAATATGTCTATACTAGTTGCGTTAACCGCAATAGAACCTGTAACTCCACTAGCTTGTGATTGTATAGATCCAGATATACCTATTAACTGATTAACAACTACTATTCCTGTAATAGCACTGTCTTGAGACACTAGTATTGTCTCTGCAGTCATATGTGCATCTTGCGCCTGCACACTTCCATTAAGGACTGTAGAGCCATCTACAACACTAATGTTACCTGTTATGTCAGCATCACCAGATGTAACAACATTGTCGCCCCATACATAAGAATCCTGGGCCTGAACTGCACCAGAAATTGTTGTGTCTGGAATTCCTGTGACAAGCAGGGTTCCTATTACTGTAGCTGATGGAGACTCTGCGTTACCTGAAAGTTCTATACCTTGGTTTATAGCACCATTAATATTTGCTACTTGAGCCTGCACGGTGCCGCTTAGATCAATGCCTTGATTAACCGTACCTGTAATCCCAGCGGTTACAGCTTGAATGGTGCCTGATATTGTTACGTCAGAATCAATTGGTGTAACAAGTATGGATCCTGAAATACTCGATGTCTGGGCATTAACTACATTGTCGCCCCATATATACGCCGGTTGTGACGAAACAGCGCCAAATATAGTTATATCGGGTAGACCTAAATCTACATTAACAGTACCGCTTATACCCGCAATTTGAGCAGATATTATGCCACTAAGATCTACACCCTGAGAAAACGTACCATTTACAGTAGAATTTTGAACTTGGATATTACCGGATATATTTATTGTTCCAGCAGTATTTATTGTTCCTATTATTGTAGCTAGTGAGGACTGCACACTACCAGATAGATCTATTCCTTGAGTAAATGTGCCGGATATACTTGAATCTTGTGATTGAATAATTCCATTTAATTGAACTAAACGATCTATAGCCGCACTGACATTAGCTTCTTGTGACGTTACTGTACCGGATATGTCTACTGTACTAGATACGTCAATTGTGCCATTAATGCCAGCAGCTTGAGCACTTACTACGTTATCGCCCCATACATATGCTGATTGGGCTTGTACCGTTCCGAAGATATTGATTATATCTGCGCTAACCTCAACAGAGCCAGTGATTGAACTTTGCCCTGACTGCGGAGATCCAGAAAAGTCTGTAGTTGTTTCTAAACTTCCTAGTAATTCAGAATTTACAGCTTGTACATTACCTGATATGTCAAAAGTTCCTGTTTTATTTATACTTCCAGAAACAGTTGATGGATTGGTTTGAACTACCCCAAAAAAGTTTAAACCTTGATTAACATCTGCAATTATTCCAGAATTTTCAGCGTTTATAATTCCTGATAAATCTGTAATTCCTGTCTTTGATACGTTTCCTAATACACCAGAATTTGTAGATTGTACTGATCCATCTAAATCTACACCTTCTCCAATAACTCCTGAAATATTTGAATTCGTAGATTGAACATTACCGCTAATTTCTACGCCTTGGTTTATATTTGCTGATATGTCAGAGTTTTCAGAAGACACAACACCAGAGATAGACACACCTGTACCTATAACTCCGGTTATTGCTGATTGTTCTGATTGTATATTTCCTAATAAATTTATTCCTTGGCTTATATCTCCTGTTATATCTGATGCCCCTGATATAACAATTCCTGATATATCCACACCTTGATTTATGTTCCCTATAGTGTTGGAATTTTGTGCTTGGATATTACCGTTTAATTATAAATAAACGTGAAATACTACCAGCAATATTGGAGTCTTCTGAAGCTAGTGTGCCAAATATAGTTACTGCGCTAGATACGTTAATATTACCTGTAACGGAAGATTCTTGGGCATTAACTATGTTATCGCCTAGTACATCGGAATTCTGCGCTTGAACTGTTCCTGATATAACTGTACTTCCTGCAGTTACACTTATATCTCCAGTTACACCAGATACCTGAGATTGTACTATTCCAGAAATATCTACAGTTCCTGCTACGTTGATAGCACCAACAACAACTGCGGCTATTGCAATAATAGTTCCAGCTATTGATTTAACTCGTTTAACTATTGCTGCAACACCAGAATTTTGAGACTGCACAGTTCCACTTAACGTAAAAGTTGTAGAGCCAGAATCAACAGATACAGTACCTGTTACATCAGCTTCTTGTGAATTTACAACGTTGTCACCGAGAACATCAGAATTTTGTGATTGAACTATTCCAGAAATACTTGTAACTGGGGTTGCAGTACTAATGTTTCCAGATACTGTAGATACTGCAGATTGAACAGTACCGCTTAAATCAGTACTAGCGGCTACAGGTTCAAAAGTGTCTACGTTAATTCCTATGAACGTCAAACCTTCGTTATTTGCGAAAGGTTCGGTTTCCATATCACCGTTACCACCTTCCGTTCCGGACAGTTCAGTTACACTTATTCCTATGTCGTCACCTGAAGTAACACTGAATACACCTGCAGGGTGCATTGACATACCTTGTGTGTCTGTAGTGGACTGAGAACCACGATTATAATCTATGTCTGAACTGTTTAATTGTTCTACACCGTTAATTGTCCAATGACTTCTAGCAGTAAATCGTTCTCCTGAAGTTACACTGGCATTTCGTGGAACATTTACATTAGCAAGACCTAGTAAGTCCATTGACTGTTCAATGTTTATTACACTACTACTTGGACTGGTAAAAGAAGCGGCATCATTAATATTAATATTTCTTGCAAAATTCAGATCAACTGGACCTGTTAAAGCTACTTCTTGCTGTCCTATAGAGTCATGTGAATGAAATACTTCAGTATTATCATTCAGTTCTATAACACACATTTTTCCAAGTGTGGCGTTTATTGAGCCATCATTCTCTGCACCACCTAATCTTGCAGTATTACCTAGTCCTCTGCTGCCAGCCATATCAATACCGACAGTTGCGGTATCGGTTTCTAAAAGGTCATATACGGACGTACCCATTGGAGTACTGTTAGCTTGTCGTAGGTATACAACACCTTGAGCAGCAGCAACACTGTCTCTTCTTAGCTGCATAACTCGTTGAGTTCTGGAGGTGGCACTCATATTGAAACGAGCACTACCTAGTATTAGATATCTTTTTGCGTCACCTTTTACATCAATTACATTAGCTGTTGTACTACCTAATTCTATGGCTGCTGTATCAGACTCTAAATCAGCTGACCAGCCAGTAACTCTTATTGGACTTACACCATTTAACGTATTGGTAGTAGAAGTAGTATACATACCGATGTTGCTATACCAGATAGGTATAAAAGTAACACTTCCGCTTACTAGCTCGTCTCCTGCACCTTGGGCGTCTACTCCACGACGACCTTGCAGTTCCCACACAGAACTGGCACCAGGACTATCAATTACTGCCCAACCGTTGCAACCTGCTCTGTCTTCTGAGTTATCACGATTGTATCCACCTACATCACTGGAGCATAAAGTTCCTGCACCACTGATATTAGCCAGCTGCATAGATAGAGTTGCTCTATTGTTGTTGCTGTCTTCACCTTCAGCACTGAATATGCATAAGATTCCGTCAGGTAATCCTGTGGCTGGTGCTGTGTATCTTGATGTAGTACTAGACCAAGTACCAAATGCTGTTTCTTCAGCTGTAGAAAATGTTCCAGATGCCCAAGCAGCCCAAGCAGTAGTTAACGCACCAAATGCATTATTAGTTGTTGCACCACTTGAGTATAGAAGTTTATCAGCCACACTATTATGTCACTGTAATTTCTGGACGACATAAATTAATAGTATTAGCCACAATTAGAGACTCTGTAAAAATCATCTGGCAAGTATGATGATCAGTGTCAACAACTACTCTTGTAAAAGTTGCGGCGACTGCCGTAGTTGCAGTTAGTCGTCTATCTTCAAATGTAATAGCTAAATCAGCACTGGCAAGAACCCGATCAGTAAAACCAGTACCCGCCGCTGCTCTGTTAGTTATAGTTGCATCAAAACGCCAACAGGCACCGAATTGTAATGCTGGTTGACTAGTAGGAGTGGCTGTTCCAGTTGTTACCGCATCAGCAGTTGCAGCAGGATTAGATTGGTAATTGCCTATGTCTATCTGAAATGCATCTAGACCACTATATTGCGCAACAGCCATTGACTTAAATGCTTGGCTAGAACCCCAAGTCGCTATTACATCAACATTAGAACCACCTCCTACAGAGAAGGTGTAGAACCAACGTAATGTCTGGTTACCGCTGTTAACATCAATATTAGGGCTAGTTGGCGCTTCTGTATATGTGTTACCAATATCATCAGTTATGGTAACACCGGGGTCTACATTACCACTAAAAAGGTGTGTGCAAACTACAATCAAATCACCATCTGTAACAGCAGCAAGATCTCCTTGTGGACCACTGCTAATTGCTAAGACTGTCCCAGCTGCAGAATTATAATACTCACTTGCATCAATAAAAGAATAGGGCATTATTAGCCTCCGTTATATCCGTTTTTAGGCCCAATCCACGGCAGACCACTAACGGGGTGTAAAGTTGTTGGTGCTGTTCTTCTAATCTGTAAATCGGTGAAATCAACATAAGCCGGTCCACCGTTGTTAGGTTCTGACAAGTTATGAGGAAACTCGAATTGGTTGATACCTTGGCGAATTGTTGCGTTACCGTTGCTGTAGTTAACATTTATTACATGAGCTTCTTGCACACCATCAATCCAGATCGTACCAATACCGTCATTACCTGCAATAGTATCAAACTTCATATGTATCTCGAACATGTGGGGCAGTCCGTCTGAGGTAGTACCAAATACATCTTGCCAAGTCTTATTAGTTACAACCTGGTATTCAGTAGCCCCACTTCCTATGTAGATAGAAAAGAAAGAATTACCTGCAAACTGCGGTAGAAATATCGCACCTTGCCCACTAGAATATCCGTAGAAATCTTTTTTGTAGCTCGGATTTCCTAACTCCGGCCATTGAAACCCTGGCTCCCATCTCTGGTAGTAACGTATCCATAATTCTGGTTCGTTCTGCGAGGAATTACCAAAACTAGCCACACCGTCCATTCTCAGAAGGGTAGACGAGTTAAATATATTAGGGCCACCATCATTAACCCATTGGCGTAAACCGTATGCACTACCAGTGCCAGCGTTTCCAGCATCTGTGACTATTTCAAGCACACGCCCGTTCATAGAAGTAGGGCTGTCTGTCTTATTACCCCAATCAAAGAAATCAGTGATAGTCGCACAAGAGGTATAATTTAATCCTATCTTATCGCACTGCTGTCCGTAATCAAAGTCAGTATCGAATACGTCATCTGTGAAAATTCCTTCAACAATTCCAGGGGCTGGTGTAACTACCGTTCCACTTATACCCGCTAAAGCTGATGATAGAGTACCAAATAAAATTGCTGGTCCTGTTTCAATAAATTCAGTACCGAGGATAATCTCATCAACCCAAAAAGATTGGTTACTCGGTGATCCAGGTCCAATATAAGGTGCTATGGCAAACTGATTTATCAACGCATCAGAGTTACCAACGTCATCTCTCATTTCTACAGATGTGCTTTCAATTTCCAAAACACCATCAAGCCAATATCGGAATATCCCATTAGCTGACCCAAAATCATTTAACTTTATAAATGCTTCAACTTTATGCCATACATCAGTTGATGTTTTATTAAGACTGTTATAATAAACACCTGCAGGATTTAGCGGATTATCAAACGCCATACGAGGATAGAGAGTTTCACCACTATAAGGAACCCCTATTGCTGTACCATCACCCACTTCAATATTAATTCCTAAAGGTGTTCCATCAAAGCCAGAATAGGGTCCACTTTTGTCAGTTAAAACCTTGAACATATGGGGATGAAAAGTATCCCCTGATCCTTGAAAACCTGTTTCGTATTTAACATAAACACTAATATATAGATTATCAGTAGGAGTTAATGCTTTACGAATTGTTCTATTAAGGCCAGCTGGGTCTTGTTGTGAAGTAGCCCAATCATACCTGATTGAGTTGGTGCTTCCTGGAATAGCTCCATCAGCAACCAGTGGCATAACTCCACCACCTTCTGCGTAATCGTACCAACCTCTACTGGTATTCCAGTTTTGGTCTTCACAAGGCTCAGTAAATATTTGGGTAATAGCCATAGACGCACCACCGCCTAGAACACCTATAATACTACCTGTTTGAGAAATCAGATTCCCAGACAGGTCAACAATAGAACCCACGTTGCCTGTGGGTCCTATAATAGTTTTTCCTGATATAACAAAACTTGCCACATTATTAAGCTGGTGGTTGGTATGTCAGTGCTGAACAGGAAATAATATCTCCTGCTGTTACTACTGGATTACCAAGACCTGTGATATCACCAACCAAAAAACGAAATACTTCAGCGGCAGCAGAAGTTGCAATAGTTAGATACGTTACAGTACCTCCATCAGCATTACCGTCGTCAGTAAAAGCATTGAATACTAGATCTGTTGCACCAACTACTCCAGCAGTTGCTGAGCATGGAAGACGGGCAACCTCTACATCGCCTGCGTCAAATAAAAGAAGAAATCCACTAGCTCCAATAGCTGCTAACACAGCGTCAGAGATAGCATTACGTGTTGCAGTTACGTGTGTTACAGCCATTTTAAATTACCTTTGGTTAAAAATTAAATTATTCAGTAGATTCTACGGAATCTTCTAAAGATTTTTTTACTTCAGCAAACTCTTCTGGTGTTGCTTCAGAAGAAACATTATATTCACCTTTTAACTTACCATCTTTATCATGAACTTGGAATGTTCCAGTGAGAATTCCTGAGTTACCTGATTTTGCTACCTGTTTCATAATTATTTCCTTAGAAGTTATGTTATTTGTGATAGTACTTCATTAATAAGAATAATGACAATATTTACTACCGTTGAATTTGTTTCTGAATTAGCTCTCTCAAAAGACGTTGAGTTTCATTTGCTTCTTTATTTGTTTGTTTAGTTAAAGCTTTTACATCTTGTTTTAATTCACTTACGTTTTCATTTATATTATTAGTAGCTAGAATTCTCATGTTATTTTCGTGTTTTACAGATTCTATAACTATTAAATGGTTTGAAGCATCTTTGTCTTTATTTGCTTTTATACCAGCTTTTAAAGCTGAATAGTGTAACGTTCCAGAAATTGTAAGAGTTACAATAGAAAATATCATTGCCCAGGTAACAACAGGATGCATCATTTTATTATTCGAATAAGGTATTTTTCTATCATCACTCATTATTTTGTACCTGTCCATTTCTTAAGCATATTAGCAGAAGCGTCTATTAAGACAGGACCACCAAAATAAAAAGCAAATACAACACCAACTAAAGGCATCATTTCATTAGCTGATTGAGTTAGTTGCACAGCTGCAGTAGTAAATTTTTCGCTAGTAACAACACCAAAATCATTAGTAAAAATTGCACTAGTTCTAAACATAACAGAAACTATATGCTCTGTAGCCCAAATAGAAAAAGTTCCTAATGCTAATACTCTACGAGCTATTCTACTACCTGAAGTACCTTTTAACCATTCTACGTAAACATCCATTACCTCACGTTTAGCTAGTGCTCCGGCTTCAGCTTTTTCTTCGTCTGTGTAAAATAGCTTATCAATACCTTTTACAGCACCGTCAATTATCTTTTCACCAGACTTATCTGATCCAAATAATTTTCCTATAATGCTAAATGGGTTCATATTAATTCTCGTTGTGTGTAAAAATTAACTTTCAGTAAAATAAGTTAAATCTACGTACACTGTTCCATCTGCTCTACTAGCATCAAAATTTGCTCCGTTATATTCAGCGCAAATAACAACATTTGGGTCTATACTTTCATCTACATAACAAGGGTATATACCTGCTAATCCAGTAGCAGGATTTTGCCACCACAATGTACCAAAATGTCTTTCTGACAAATCAGGGAAACTATTTGTTTCCATTGCCGGAAAAGGTAAATTATTTAAATAAAATAATCCGCTTGGCGGTGCTGCATCAATTATTAGTGTTAATCTACCTTTAATTGTTACTTTACGGCCAATTTTTGTGTACATAAGAGTATTGCCAGAAGGACTAATTGACGGAGTATTACCAGATCCTACCTGACTTCCTACAACAAAAGTTCCTTCTCTGTAATCGTCTAAAGTATTAGCGTCAATTGACGGATTTGCAGTAACAGGAAAATTAAGTTGTCCTGCGTGTAATATAACTAGTTGATTTACATCAAGGGTAATAGCAGAGACATTACTGCTACGAAGTACAATATCTCCATTAGCATCAATTCTAAAATCTCCGCTTGAATTTTGATACTGCATAAATGCTACAAGAAAACCGTTTTGGTGAAATTGTGTAGCAGGATCAGTATCAGCTCCTTTATCAATAATAATATCGTTTATAAAAGGTCCAGATAAATCAACATCTCCGGTAGAAGATATGGTTGTAGCTCCAAACACACCATTACCTGATCCTGCAAGTGCAACAGTTTCGTCTTTTAAAGTCTGAGTAGCAGCTCTATCTGCTGCTGTTGCAATAGAATCAGCATCTGTTGAAACAACATTAGCAGCTGTGTCTATGGCATTTTGAGCTGTAGACGAGGAATCTGCAGCAGTAGCTACAGCGTCATTAGCGGTACTAACTGCGTCAGCAGCAGTAGAAATAGCAGCAGCTTCAGCAGCAGCAATATTGTCATTTGCATTATTTACAGCATCAATACTTTCACTAACTGTTTCAATTACATCTAAATTATCTTTTACAGCAAGAACGTTAGCGTAAGCAACAGAACCTATTTCCCTATCTATTTGGACATCGGTTGAGTTTAGTACTGTAGTTTTTCTAGTCATGATTATGACACCTTGAATCCGTAGAATGTACTATCAAAAGAAGTAATTGTGTAGCTCGTGTCGCTACCGTCATTTCTGAGAGTAAAAGAACAGTAATCAGTTGTACCGTTAAAATACAGCATAGATCCACCACTAATATGAACATCGTCTGTACCGTTGGATATAGGTGCAAACATAGTGGTCCCACCAACAGTACCATCTATATGCATTCTAGCGATAGTGCCACTAGACATTCCTGTTACCGATAACGCACAACCAATATAGTACCAACCTGCTACTAATGGTAAAAAACGTCCTGTTGCTGGTGTCCAGTAGTCAACTGGAGTAGTAATATCAGAAGATAAATCTCCTGGAAAATTTGTAGTATCTATACCAGCTGCTGTACTGCCAACGGAAACGATAAGAGTACTATCTACGCTTATTTTAAATTTTGGAGTAGTAACTGCTTCTTCAGCTTTAGCAGCATAATGTAAAGCAGAAAATTCTGTAGATCCATCACCACCTGCTTCAACAGACACAGGAACATCTTCTGCTTTACTAGCCCACTCTTCAGCGTAAGTAACATCAGCTGCTGAACTTACTACATCAGCGTTTGTAAGTACTAAATCAGCTGCTGTATCAACTGTGTCTTGGTTAGTTGCCACTAAATTTTGGTTAGTTGCTACTAAATTGGCTCCAGTTAAAACAACATCTGCATTAGTTAAAACTAAGTCTGCAGCGGTATCTATTGTATCTTGATTGGTTTCTACCAGATCTGCTGCTGCTGCATTTTCAGATATAAGAGCAGCAGCTGCGGCAGCTTCAGCATTAGCTTCTGAATTAAGTATATCTCCAGATTCAAGAGCTAACAGTACATCCATATTATCTGCAACATAAATTACTGTGCTATAACTATTTCCTATTTCTCTATCTACAGCAACGGTAGAAGAGGTAAGTGAACTGACTTTATGTGTCATTAGACAAAACCTCTATCATCAAATTTATAGTTTTCAAGATCATCAGGCAGTATTAAACCTTCCGATTTAACTCTTTCACAACTTGCGTCAAATCTCATGTAGTGTGTGTTGTTTTCTTGTTTAACTTCAGCAGTTACTGTTGAGTGACCTCTATAACCAATGTAGTGAAGTAAAGCTTCAAGTAGTTGTGGGGGTAAAAGCAAATTGTCTGTAACTTTAGTTATGTCGTCTGGGGCTACTCTGTAAATAAGCCCTAAAAATTCATCTTGAGTTACAGCAGGTACTTGTACAGTATTATAAGAAGGAAGCATTATCCCTAATATATCATTTTCATCATTTATACTGACAGGATCACCTGTTTCATCATAACATTCAGAAACTACTAAGAAATTTTCTGTGTTTGGACCCATACTGACATGAGTATCAGTACCATCTAATGAGTAAGTTGTTATTTCTTCCTGCAATGTAATAATTGCTTCTTCAGTTTTTAGAGGAAAACGTTTGTACAACTCCAGCATACCAAGATTAATAAATCCTAGTATGGCTTCATCATCGTCTTTAACTGCTAACTGTCTGAGTTCAGACTTTTTAGCTAGTGCAATTACCTTACTGGCTAACATTTGTAACCCTTCATAATTTTGAGAATACTACCATAGCGAGTTAGAAAACAGTACTGTTCACATCATCAGCAAATTCATCCTGATAAGGGAATATAGCAAATGTTCCTGCTTCATTCTCAGTATAGTCTACCTTAGTTTCTTCGCTTGGTGCAAAAGGTTCAATTTCTGAGAGCATAGACCACGTATCTAATACATCGTCATTCTTAGACTTAAACCCTGATTTGGTCACAAAGCGTGTTTCTTCCAAACACTCTACCATATAATCAGAACCTTGCATTTCTTCTGGTAACATTAGTTTCTTAGCTTTAACAACTGGTACGAATAATAAGAATCTAGAGAGCTTCTTCTTAGTTGGACGTATACCTTCTTTTTTACTATCAAATCCTTTTGCAATATTAAAGAAAATGTTCTTAAGTATCATTTCTCTTTTTATCCAAGGAATGAAACCACCTTGTTGACCACTTATCTCTATTCCGACTTCTAAAGGCTTATACATACCCACATAACGAAACAGATCTTCTAGTGTGTCATCCATTTCCTGTTTCTTGACCATTCCATCAACTAGGAGCCAATCGTTATTGTTGGTGTAAGCCCATACTGATATAACACTGAAATCCGCAGTGTCTTCTTCACTGGTAGCAAAGTCAGTAGTTATATACCAATTATAAGCATCTTTATTTTGTAGAACATTCTTTCTGCTATACCAAACACGATCGTCATTTTGAATTATTCTGTCTGCATCACTCGTGATTCTCAACATTAACTCCTGGTCAAATGCGGGTAACTCACCACTGCCTAATAGTTTATCGTACTCCTGTTTAACGAACTTGTACGGGAATCTATCTTCCCAAGCACCTACAAACTCTTCTTCTGTACAAGGATACTTCTGGCATATTGGGTAAATCTTGGTATTCCACGAAATAGACTCTGCAGCTTCATAAAGAGGATCTTGCTTGTTGAACGGTGTACCTGTCCAGTTAATCATACGCTTAGCAGGGTGCAAACACTGTCTTGCTGCTCGATAGAGTACTTTCTTAATATCCTCTACGATAGTTGTAGATTCAGCATTCTTGTCTGAGAGTAGATCGTCAAGCCCTAACCATACTGGACGTTTACCGTATTCTTTAAAACCACGAACACCAGTACTAGCACCAAATCCCCTAACACAGAACATCTTTCCATCTATATTCTGGAATTCCCATCTAACATCAGTAAATTTCGTTTTATCAGTTAAATACTTCTGTAGAAATTCAGAATGCTGGTATCTGTACTCTAGATTCTGTCTCATCGACTTAACACCGTTATCAATAGTGTCAGCTACATACATAGCTACGTCAATTACCCCAAATCCATCTACTTCACCGTATACAGCGATATAGAGAAACATATACTCATGCAGTACTGAGGTCTTAGCTCCTCCACGAAAACAGACAAATAAATTCTGCCAATCCTCAGTGATGGTATCCAACATATCGTAATGGAACAAAGGAGAAGTGTTCTCTTCACCCATTGAGCCATTCACTAGTTTAATGAAGGCTATAAACTTTAAAGCAAACTTAGTGGGTACATACCCCTTAGTAAACTTTGAATAGTCAACTAGCTTTAGTTGCTCTTCCAGATCACCTTTAGCTGTCGGTGTCGGTATCGTCACTAGCTTCATCCTTATAAATAATCTTACCTTCTATAATATTTTTTATGTCTCCACCAGCCCTTATAGTCTGCTGTTCGGCTATAACCAGTTTCTCAGCAGCATCATGTAGTGCAGCAATAGCTGACTTAGCTCCATCATCTACCTGAATACTAATTACGTTATCTTCTGCAGGTTTCAGCTCCTTAATCAGGACTTCAGCTGCTTTCTGACGTACAAACTCTGATCTACCATTATTCATCAGGTCAGCTTGTACAAGAATAGCTTCATGTAACAGATGTCTGTGGATAAGCTGTACTGGATGAGTAGCTACCTTCCGTATCTCGTTAACTAGTGCAGTAGCATTGTAACGGGATGCTTCACCCCTGATATCTTCCTTTGCACCACCTCTATCCGTTCTAGCCTTTAATCTCTCAGGGAATACCATGATGTAGGAATCAGTAATATTGTTCCCACATTCTATTAATGAGAAGAACTTAACTGCAGACATGTAACCACGAGAAGTGTACTTAGGATTTGAGCTAAGGACATTTAAATGATCCCTATAAGTGTCTAGGAATTCTTGACCATAATCAGGATCATTAGAGAATTTCGTCAGTTCAGCTACAGTATCCTCTGTAATCATGTGTCTTTGCTTTGGGGGTAGCTGTGCTTGCAAGACCTTTATATCCAGCTTTGCTTCTCGTACCTGTACTGCTGTAACTGATGATCCCATTATAGTTTCACTGTTTTTATATAGTCTATTACTTCCTGTTCGTCTATCCCCATAAACATCTCATTAGCTCCATCCACTTTTTTGTCAGGTATCCACTTACACTCTGATAGTGCTTCGTGAATGTGTTGTTCAAGCGGGTAAGGAGTTTTGGTTTCAAAGTCCATTCTCATTCTAGTTTCAGGTACATACCTGTACTGCGTAAACCAGGATCTTAAGATTTCCATCATACGGTCAGTGGATCTAGGGGTGTAACACATCCCAATCTTATGGATAACTTCCTTGTCATCCAAAACCATTCTTAGCATATAAACTCTGCCAGTAACGATTTTCTTATCCTGTCTGTAAGCGAACATTAAACTCCAGCTTTCTTCAGTTCTTGCTCTACACGGAAGTTAGTACCTTTCTTCTTAGCACTTCCCATTTGATGTGCAGGAGCTTGGTGTTTACCAGTAGCTCTATTAAATACTTTTTTGTCATTACGTTGTTTAGCGGTAAATTCCATTCCTTTGTCAGTAAACATACCGTCTTTTATGAAAACCTTTCTTTTCGTTGTCGGTACATCACCGTGAGCTAAGCTTTTGTCTGCCATGATAATTCTCTGTAGTTGAATTACTATGGTATTAGAAAGTTTCTGGTTGTGCTACTGATCTTACTAAAGCCATGAATCCTGTTTGTAGATCAGTTGTACCGATAGATACCCAACGACCATCAACATCATTGTATCTGTGGAGTTCTTCAACGAGTTCTCTACATTCTTCTGCTTTAAGTTTGATTTTGTTCATAAGGTCAATCTCTTCTTGTGAGAGTTCTCTATAACCTTTAATTTTCTTGTGTTGATTGTCCATTAGTTAAATCCTATTTATAGGTTGTTTAAAAAACGGAAATATACACTATGTACTTTTCGTATGCAAACTACTCCTCAACTACTCATTAACATTTACCTAGAACTAGGGGGTTACAACAGTTAATCTATATGAGGGTACTCAGGGGATTATTATTGTACGCTATATATTGGTGCGAAAGAAGAGAGTCGAACTCTTAACCCCTAGATTTTAAGTCTAGTGCCTCTGCCAATTGGACCACAATCGCATGTTTGGTGGTTGTTATAGGAATCGAACCTATGCTGCCCGAAGGAACAGGTTTACAATCTGCTTACGATCCATACGTAGCTAAACAACCGTATTTGGTCCCCTCTGAGAGAGTTGAACTCCCATTTCAGCCTTCGTAGGGCTAATACCTCTCCACAGGAAAGGGGATTAATTGGTGCGCTAAGAGAGATTCGAACTCTCACACCCTTTCGGATACTTGGGCCTAAACCAAGCGTGTCTGCCGTTTCACCACAAGCGCATAAAATTGGAGGAGAGTAACGGAATTGAACCGTAAGCCGTAAGGCTCGCTTTGTTTAGCAAACAAGCCCATTGACCACTCAGGATTGCTCTCCTTAAAT